CAGGTAGTGTCTCAGGTCATTATGCAGATTTAACTAGTGTAAGAAATGCAGTTTTTGGAAGTCCTATAAGTTTTGGTAACGGAGGAGGCGGTGGTGGTCCAACACAACCAGTCGGAAATCCAGGTTCTTCAGGTAATCCAGGATATTTTTTTGCTTACGAGAATGCGGAGAGTGTGTAATAGATTATGGCTAAAGCAGTATTTACTTCATTAAATGGAATAGTAGCAATAGCTGCTGATCAAGCAGCGCTTGATAATTTGAATGTAGACATAGTAAAGTCTAATTATACTGTTGTAGATATCAGTGACGAAGTTTTTAATAACGTAAGATTAAATAAATCTTGGATAAGTTATGATGGAACTAATATTACCGAACATGGTAGATTAGGACCTAATGAAGTAACAGATGGTGAGTTTGTTCCTTTTAGTGTTCCAACAGATCAAGGTATACCAGTTATCATTAATGCGTCCCAATTAGAATTGATCATTGAAAAATCTAAAGGTGAATTAAAAAATTATCTTAAGGGTAATGAAAACTCAACAGCGTCAAGTTATTTAACTGCTTTAGAATCAATTAATATTTCAACAATAACTTTTCCAATGTATCAATCATTAGAAGAATACATGGAAAGTCAGGGACATACAGTTATTCATCCTTTACAATTAATGTAAATAAGTATATTTACAAAATATGTTTGAAAAGAAAATTGAGTTCTTTGCTCAAGAAGATTATTTTAATTTAAAAGAAGATTACCCAAAACCTGTTAAAATGAATGTACCTGATTGGTATAAAAAATTAAAACATACACATTTACAAAGAACAGTTAAAGGATGCATGCCTTTTTTAGATACTCTCACAATGGGTTATGTTTTATACACTCCAATAAGTATGACCATAACGCATAATATTAAAAACGAACAAGGTGTGCCTGATACTTATATTGCAGTAGGAGATTTTTTTTATGATTATGTAAACGTTAAAAGAATGAATATAAATACAAACGAACCACAAGTGCATCCATGCAGCCAATTAGAAGGATCACCTGCTATAGAAAAAAATAAAAATTTACCTTTTTATAAAATAATTAATCCTTGGGTAATCAAAACTCCTCCTGGGTACTCTTGTCTTTTTGTACCTCCTTTAAATAATTCCGACGATCGATTTTCAATTATCCCTGGAATTGTTGATACAGACAAAGTTAAAACACATATAAACTTTCCAATGATCATAAATGGAGATAAATATCCTACACTTCAAACTACGATTGAAAAAGGAACTCCTTATGTGCAAATTATTCCTTTTAAAAGAGATGACTGGAAAATGAGTGTGGGTAAAATAACTACAAAGGACATAGTTAAAAACATTTGGCATTGGGGACTTGAAAATATAAATATTTATAAAAATAGATTATGGAGTAGAAAAAAATGCAAGTAAAAGATTTTGTTAAAGTTTATGATAATACCTTGCCTACTCATGTACTATCTAATTTAATAAGAGTAATAAATACTTTTGAATTTGAAGAAGCAACTATAGATCAAGGCGAAACAAATTTTAATATAAGAAAAACGTATACCAAAGGACTTAATAATTTAAGTGAATCAATGACTGAGGTGCATTGGGCTAACTTACTTAAAAGTAATTTTCAAAGTCATTTAGAAAGATATTTTAATGATATAAAATATATTTTACCTTCTAACTTTAACAATATAGTTGATGTGCAGGTATTGAAATATACAAATAGTGGTTTTTATCAATACCATACAGATCATTATGAAAGTGCTCCAAGAACAATGACTTGTCTTTTGCTTTTAAATAACGATTATGAAGGTGGAGAACTTTGTTTTGTAGATCCAAATGGAAAAAACGAATGGTGTATTGAAAAAGCACCTGCTAGAATGGTTATATTTCCAAGTAATTTTATGTTTCCTCATACTGTTAAACCTGTAAAAGGAAAAAGAATTTCTATTGTTGGTTGGAGTTTGTAATGTATTTAAAAGTTATTGATGATTTTTACTCTCAAGAAAATTTTTGTAACATGATGACCGCAGCTAATTTATTTAATTATAATAAAGTATGGCATCCTAGTAATGTAAAGTATTTTAATAAAACACATGGATATCCTACTTATGAAACAAGTGTATTTGATTCAGATTTTCCATTATTAAATTTATTTAAATCAGAATTACTTCTTAAAACAGGATTAAAACCTAAGAAAATAAAAACATTTTTTAGAAAAATATATAATAGTGATTTAGATAAAATTATAAAGTATGGAATGTCGCCGCACATTGACACTGGATGTGAATTAGCAGGAGTTGTTTATTATAACTCGTTTGGATTAGATGATGGAACGGGTTTATACACATCTACAGAAGAAAATTTTAAACAAATAGAACCAGATATTATAATCGGAGCAAAACCTAATAGAATGGTAATATACAATTCAAACATTATGCACAAACCTTTACAAGATGAGCAAAATTCATTAAGACTTATTCAACCCTTTTTTTTAGAGTTAGATAAAAATGAAAACAATTAAAGATTATAAATATAAAAAAGTTGAAAATTTTTTGACAAAAGAAGAGGCTCAAATAGCCTCTGATTATTGTAAAATAAAACACAGAATAAATTTTACTCATTTTGATATAATACAAAATCCAAATGGAGATACTAAGTTTTATGGAGATCCTTTGATGGAGTCGATTATGGTGAACAAAAAATCCCTTTTAGAAGAACATACAGGTTTAGAACTTATTCCCACTTATGCATTTTGGAGAATGTATACTAAATTAGCTGATTTACCAAATCATACAGATAGAGAGTCATGTGAAATTAGTGTTACCGTTTGTTTAGGATCAGACGGAGTGGAATGGCCTATTTACATGGGTGATACCCCTATAAATTTAAATCCTGGCGAAGCGGTAATATATTTAGGCTGCGAATTAATGCATGGTAGAAAAGAATTTCAAGGCGATTGGCAGGCTCAAACTTTTTTACACTACGTTGATAAAAATGGGCCTCATACAAAATGGGCTAAAGATACAAGACAATTATATGGAACAGAAAGAATTAAATAATGAAATTTGATCAAAACAAATTTGATGGAAGTTGTAAAATTATTTTTGATGAAGAAGAAATAAAACATCTTAGAAAAAATCAATACATCAAATTGACAGCTGAGAATTTAAGACATTTTGGTAATAACTTAGTAAGGATAGTATCTGATTGGAACTTGTTTTTTAAAAAAGAAGTCCGTGAGTTAGAGACTTTCTCTCATGATGTTCACTCTAAAATACATGACGGAAAAATTCACGCTATAACAACATATATTAAAGAATATGAAATACAAGTTGATGAAGATTTTAAAAAATTTATAAAAAATCATCAATTAAAAAAAGAAGGAGAGAACGCTAATAATTTTGACCATACATCTGATTTAGAAAACTTAAAAAAAGTTGTAAATCAAAAATTGAAAAAAATAATGTTAGATCATAATTGTTCTTTAAATTGTTGTTGGATACAAAAATACTATCCTGGAAACTTTCATTCTTTACATGTCCACGGTAATGGTAATAATTATTCTTTTGTATGGTTTATTGATTGTACTGACAAATCATCTAATATAGTTTTTCATAATCCTGGATATCCTTATGTCATAACAGATTCTATTCCAATTAAACCTGAAATAAATAAACTTTTGTTTTTTGATGGAAGTGTTCCTCATATGGTGTTACCAAATGAAGACTCTACTAGGCTGATAATAAGCGGAAATTGCGACAAACTTTAATACTACAAGATAATCATGTATAATGGCGCTATGCCATTAAGTTTAATTAATATAAAACCAGGTTTCAACAAACAAATAACTGATACAGCTGCCGAAGGGCAATATGTAGACGGAGATTTTGTACGTTTTCGTTCAGGATTACCTGAAAAAATTGGCGGTTGGGAAAAAATAACTACAAATACTTTACCTAGTGTTGCAAGAGCACAGCATCAATACACAGATTTAGATGGACGTGTTTATGCAGCAATAGGAACTTTGAAAGGATTATTTATATATTATCAAGATGCTTTCTATGACATTACTCCATTAGAAACTGCACAGACTGGCGCAACATTTGACACGACCAATGGATCAGCCGTTGTTACTGTAAATCTTAATGGACATTTATTACAACAAGGTGATTATTTTACATTTACTTCTGTAACACCACCAACAGGTGCTGGATATACTGCAGGTAACTTTGAAGATCAAACTTTTGAAGTGACTTCGAGAGTTGATGCTAATTCATTTACAATTACTATGGCAGCCAATGCGACAGCCAATAATACAGCTAATGGTGCAGCGACAATTAATAGATATGTAAAAGTTGGACCTATTGGTCAAACTGCAGGTTTTGGATGGGGTACAGATTTATACGGTGGAGAAAGTTCTTTAGAGACAACTTTGAACGGAGGAATTAATAACTCTGTAACAACGATTACTTTAACAGACACAACAGGATTTCCTACATCTGGATCTGTAAGAATTAATACAGAGATCATAAGCTATACAGGGATTTCAGGAAATGATTTAACAGGGTGTACTAGAGGATCTCAAAGCACAACTCCAGCGTCTCACTCCGATGGTGTAGGTGTTGTAGCACTTACAGGTTGGGGAGAGGCATCGCTAGCTGGTGGTACAACAATCGATCCAGGTAACTGGTCACTTGATAATTTTGGTCAAATCTTAATTGCTACTATATTTGATGGTAGAACATTTACTTGGCAACCTATACAAAATACACCAACTGCATTGACGACAAGAGCAGCAGTCATGTCTGGAGCTCCTACAAAATCTGTTATGACCATTGTATCTGATCAAGATAGACATCTTATTCATCTCGGAACTGAAACAACTATTGGTGATACAACCACACAAGACAAAATGTTTATTCGTTTTTCAGATCAAGAAAATTTTAACAGTTATGCGCCTACATCAATTAATACAGCGGGCACATTTAGAATAGATGATGGAACAGAAATCCGTGCAGCTATCAGAGGAAAAGATTACATATTGGTAACCACAGATACTGCAGCTTATACAATTCAATATGTAGGAGCTCCATTTACATTTAGTATTAGAAAAGTAGGATCAAACTGTGGATGTGTTGGTCAACATGCAATGGCATTCAAAGACGGTATTGTTTACTGGATGGATGATTCCGGTGGATTTAATTATTTTGACGGAACTGTTAAAACATTAGATTGCTCAGTTGAAGATTTTGTATTTACTCAAAACAACCCAGGAGACCTTGGATTTAATTATGGTTATCAAAAACTTGTTTACGCTGGTGTAAATTGTTTATTTGGAGAAGTGACTTGGTATTATCCGTCTGCTAATTCGGAAGTTATTGATAGAGCTGTAACTTGGAACAGGGGTGAGAATTGTTGGTACACAAGTTCTTTAGCAAGGACAACGGCTAACGATGCACATTTATTTTCAGTTCCATATAAAACAGAATACAACCAAACAGGTATTCCTAATTTTCCAACAATACAAGGTGTAACTGATATTAATGGTTCAACAACCTATTACGCACATGAAACAGGAACAGATCAGGTAGTTGGTGATACGATTACAGCTATTGAAGCATTTGTAGAATCTGGAGACTTCATGATCCATCAAGGTGGAGATGGAGAGTTTTTTACTAAAATAAGAAGATTTATACCAGATTTTAAAAGGTTACAGGGTAATGCACAAATTACCATTAATTTAAAAAACTATCCTACAGACACTGCATCATCTTCTTTGTTAGGTCCGTTTGACATAAACAGTTCAACTGATAAAGTAGACACTAGAGCTAGAGGACGAGCTGCAAGTTTAAAAATAGAAAACACATCTTCAGGTCAAACTTGGAGATACGGTACATTTAGAGCAGATGTACAACCCGATGGGAGAAGATAATGGCAAAAATAACAATCTACATACCAGAACCTACCGCTGAATACACAGTAGATAACCAACAACAAGTTTTACAGTCTCTTGAGACTTTAAAAAATCAACTTAACTTTACGTTCCAACAAGACTTGAAAAATGAACAAGATACGTTTAACTTCTTTTTATCATGACAATACAATATAAAAACGCAGGTTACGAATTAGACACGACAAATCTAACAACTGTATTAACTATCGATGCATCTTCAAGAGCTATTTGCAAAGGATATACGATTGCAAATGAACACAGCAATAATGTAGACATGCATATTTATTTTCATGACAGTAGTGAAACTACAAGTTATGTTATTTATCATAAAGCAATTAGTGCAGATACTACGGAGTATCCTCTAAATGGTGAACCTTTAAATTTAGAAGAAGGAGACAGTTTAGTTATGCAAGCAGATAACGCTGGGACAATACACGGTGTTATATCATACGCACTCATAAACAGATCGCAGGAAAATGGCTAAGAAAAAAGGACAGTACGGAGTTAACAACTTTGTAAAAAAGAAACAAAGAAAAAGACCAGGAAGGGTTGCAAAATCTCCAAATAAATCATATACAAAAAAGAAAAGACGAGGACAAGGTAAACCAAGCTAAACCTTATGAAAGAACCAAAAATTTATGGTCTATTTCCTATTCCAGTAGGTCATTTTCAAATTGATTTAAGTGAACAAGATAAAAAATGTTTAGAAGATTTGGAAAAAAACATGGAGTTCAATCGTCAAAACTATATTTCAAATAATAAATATGTATTAGAAGAAAGTAATCTAAAAGACCTTAAAATAAATTTGTTAACGACTGTTTCTAGTTTTGTAAAAAATATATACGATCCATTAAATGAAGATCTATCAATATATATTACTCAATCTTGGTTAAATATAACTAACGAAAAGGAAAGTCATCATATGCACGATCATCCAAATTCAATGTGGTCTGCAGTTTTTTATTATGATGTAGGTGAAGAAGATAGTATAAAATTTTACAATACGTCTACGAGATTTTTTAGTATTACTCCTAAAAATTATAATAGTTTTAATTCTGTTTCATGGAAGATCAAAGTAAATAAAAATGATGTTCTGGTATTTCCATCTACTTTATGGCATAATGTAGACCTCAAAAAAGACAAACATTTGAGGAAAAGTTTAGCTTTTAATATTTTCTTGAAAGGAAAATTAGGCAATGCTAAAGATGCTACTGAATTGATATTATAGGAGAAACAAATGATTCGTATACCTGCTAAAGCAAAAGAAATAGTTAAAAATAAAAGAACTGGACAAGTCTATGCAGATAAAGCCGAGTTTGATGCAGATGTAGCAAACACAGCTACAGACACTACTGCAGATGATTTTAGACAAGATTTAGAAATTACAGTTGCTTCTTTACATACTAAAGGCGATACGATAAAGCAGTAATCTATGAAACCTATCGGCGGTACGGAGTTACAGTATAATCAACTGTACAAATATGTAGATAATAA